TTAATTCTGAGAAGTTCTGGCAATTAGTTTTGATGGAACAGGATATTGCAGGAGGATGGTATTGTACCGAAGATGGTAAGACTACTTCTGTAGCACATTGGTTAGAAGAGGATGATTTTCGTAACAACGGTGGAGTGATGAATCACGAAACTATCGAAAGTATATCCAAGAGAAAGAAACCATTTACAGTAGACTATACAGGTTTCGGATGGTTATTGATTAAGAATGGGGTCTTTGAGCACGAAGAAATGAAGTATCCATGGTTTGCACCGAAAATGCAAGTATTCGAAAGTGGAGAGGTTCAGGACATGTGTGGAGAGGACGTATCATTCTGTCTTGATGCCAAGGAAGCAGGTATGGAGATCTGGTGTGACCCAAGAATCAGAGTAGGGCATGAAAAGTCAAGAATTATCTGATCGTTATAATATCATTCTGAAAGGAAAGGAAGTATTCTCTGGGTTATCTCAGTCAGAATACTTCGATATTATGCAAGATTATGCAATTGAATTCTATCAAACTGGGCATCCCACTCAGGATGAACTAAAAACTGAAGTTATTGGAGCAAATGAATGGCAAAAGCAAAAACAGGACTAAGTGGTGAGGACACCATTGAGGCAAAACCCAAAAAATCTCGACAAGGATTAGGAAAACACTCAAAATACTCCGCAACCTCTCGAAATTCCGCTCGAAAAAGGTACAGAGGACAAGGAAAATAACCGCAGTGTCTCGAAAGAGGCACTTTTTTACGCTAAATATTTTTTTTACGTAAAAAAATGGGAATTACAACTGAAAAAACTGAAGATATTAAGAAAAAGACTATTGTTATCAAAAATGCAACCCTTGATGATGCATACACTCCCCAAGAAGATGAAGGAAAAGAAAGATTTTTCGTTCAGGAGTAATTTTATTAGGATTTTAGGTATAAATAAAGAAAAACTGTATTTTAATGGCCATTTCTAGGATATCAAGAGCATTTAAAGACATTAGTTTGTCTTTTGTGCCTCATCCTGTGACAAAAGATCTACCGATCTTGAAAAATGAGAATGCGATTCGCAGATCAGTTAGAAATATTGTAGAAACAATTCCAACAGAAAAGTTTTTTAACTCTTCTTTCGGATCTGATGTTTATAAAAGTCTATTTGACTTCGTTGATTTTGGTACTGCGTCTGTAATAAAGGATCAAATTAAAACTTCTATTTCTAATTTTGAATCTAGGGTTGATAATGTAAATGTGAAAGTATTTCCTAGACCCGACGATAATGAATTTGAAGTGGAAATTATGTTTGATATCATTGGTCAAGAATTCCCAACTCAAGAATACTCTTTCATATTAGAAGCAACACGATAATAATATGCCTATTACTAAATTTACAAATCTAGATTTCGATCAAATAAAAACTTCTATTAAGGACTACTTAAGGTCTAATAGTACGTTTAGTGATTTTGATTTTGAAGGATCCAATTTTTCGGCACTAATTGATACCCTAGCATATAATACTTACATTACTGCATTCAATTCCAATATGGCAGTTAATGAATCTTTCTTGGATTCGGCAACTCTTAGAGAAAATGTAGTATCTCTTGCATCAAATATAGGATATAACCCAAGATCTAAATCATCGGCACTAGCACAAGTATCAATACAAGCAAATTTAAATTCTGATAATTTACCTTCTATTGCAACATTAAAGGCTGGATTGATTTGTACTGGTACTGTAAACAATAGTTCTTATGTTTTCTCTATAAGAGAAAATAGCACTGGTAGTATTTCTGGTAATACGGCAACATTTAACAATGTTAATATCTATCAAGGGACATTTTTAACTAAAGAATTTAAATATGATGGTTCTTTGGATCAAAGATTTATTCTTGACAATTCAAATATTGATACCTCATCAATTCGTGTTTATATTAAGAATGAAGGGGATAGTGGATTGGGAATGGCATATTCCTTAGTAGATAGTCTTAATACTGTAAATTCAACTTCTCAAATTTTCTTTGTAAGAGAAATACAAGATGAAAGATATGAAATAAAATTTGGTGATGGAATATTCGGTAAAAAATTAGGAACTACACCACTTGTTAATGATGGTAATGTAATTACTGTCCATTACATGATTACAGATGGTAAAGAAGGTAATGGTGCTTCTCAATTTACATTTGCTGGTAATATTATCAATGAAAATGGAGTAGGAGTTGATGTCAGTTCTGTTAATTTAACTGTTAATCAAGGATCTCAGAATGGGTCTGATATTGAACCTATTGATTCAATTAAGTACTATTCACCCTTAATATATTCTTCTCAAAATAGAGCAGTAACATCAAGAGATTACGAAGCTATTATTAAGAAAGTTTATCCAAATACAGAATCAGTTTCTGTTGTTGGTGGTGAAGAATTAGATCCACCAGAATTTGGAACTGTTAATATTAGTATTAAACCTAAAAATGGAACATTTGTTTCTGATTTTTCAAAGGATAGAATTCTAGCACAATTGAAAAAATATACTATATCTGGAATAAATCAAAAAATAACAGATTTAAAACTATTGTATGTAGAAATAGATACTAGTGTTTATTATAACAATTCTTTTGTTTCAACTCCAGATAGTTTAAAAACCTCTATTACCAATTCTCTCACTCAATATTCAAATTCTGTAGATATGAATAAATTTGGTGGAAGATTTAAATATAGTAAAGTTTTACAGGTTATTGACGATACTGACAGTGCGATTACTTCTAATATAACCAAGATAAGGGTCAGGAGGGATCTCAGAGCATCCTTAAACCAATTTGCACAGTATGAACTATGTTTTGGTAATAGGTTCCATGTAGACCCGCAGGGGTACAATATAAAATCTACTGGATTTACTGTATTTGGAGAAACTTCTACTGTTTATTTGACTGATGTTCCAAATGCGGATCGTAAGACTGGAATTTTATCGATAGTTAAACCATCTACTGTTGATAATACCAATACAGTCGTATCTGCATCTGCAGGAGTAGTTGATTATGAAAAGGGTGAGGTGATATTAAATACTGTTAATATCTTATCTACAGTCAAACCAAATGGAATTATTGAGATACAAGCTTTTCCAGAATCCAATGATGTTGTAGGTTTAAAAGATTTGTACTTAGCATTTAGTGTTTCTAAAAGTACAATAAATATGGTAAGAGATGTAATTGCTTCTGGAGATGAAATTTCAGGTGTTAAATTTAACAGAGATTACTACACTTCAAGTTACTCTAATGGCAAATTAGTAAGAGAATAATATGATAGAAACAGGAATTGATAGACGGATTAAATTACAGGATATACTTCCAAACCAACTTCCAAAGTTTATTTTAGAAGAAAGTCCTTTAACATCTGATTTTCTTAAACAATATTATATTTCCCAAGAATTTCAAGGGGGTCCTATTGATCTTGCAGATAATCTTGATCAATATTTAAATGTCGATAATTTAACACCTGATGTAATAACTGATTCTACTACTACAGTTGGTATTACCACTGTTGGTGATGAAATAATTAATGTTACTAGTACAAAAGGATTTCCGAATGAGTATGGTTTGTTGAAGATTAATGATGAGATAATAACTTATAGTGGAATTACAACTAATAAATTTACAGGATGTAAACGGGGATTTAGTGGAATAACCAGTTATCATCAAGATTTAAAACACGAAGAATTGGTTTTTAGTGAATCTACTGCCGATGAACATGCAACAAATACATCAATACAAAATTTAAGTTCTTTATTTTTAAAAGAATTTTATAAGAAAACAAAATATACCTTTACTCCAGGATTAGAAAATACTAATTTTACTAATGAATTAAATGTTGGTAATTTTATAAAGGAATCTAGATCTCTTTATCAGGCAAAAGGAACAGACGAATCTTTTAGAATTCTCTTTAATGTTTTATACGACCATGCTCCAACTGTTGTAAATTTAGAAGATTATTTAATAAAACCTTCATCTGCAAATTATGTAAGAAGACAAGTTGCAATAGCAGAAGTTATTTCTGGAGATCCTCTCAAATTAAAGGGACAATCACTTTTTAGAAGTAATCTTAATAAAGATATAAACGCATCTGTATCTGAAGTTGAATCGTTCACAAGAAACAATAAACAATATTTTAAATTTTCACTATTTCTTGGATATGATAATTATAGTGATCTTGAAGATGATTTTATTATTATCCCAACTACAAAATCTTTTGAAAAAGTTTCTATTGGGTCAAGTATTATTTCTGTAGATTCTACAATAGGATTTGGTGCAACTGGAACTATATTATCTGGTAGTAATACTATTACATACACTGATAAAAGTGTAAATCAATTCTTAAATTGTTCTGGTGTAGTTGCAGAAATTTCTCCTGAAGATAATATTAGAAATAATGAAACATATTTTGGTTATGAGGAAGGTGATATTAATAAAAAGGTAGAATTAATATTCAGTGGCGTAATATCAGAATTTACACAAAAGGGATCAATTGATATTGATGAAGGTGATTTAATATCTGTAAAAAATATTGGTTACAATATACATAATCCAGTTAAAGATAAGACATATAAACAAATTTTTTCCAATTCATGGATTTATAATACAAGTTCATCATATAAAATAAAATCTTGGGGTAATCAAAGTGAAGGAACTTTAACAGTTGAAAGTCCAATCGATAGATCAAGTTTAAAATATGGTGATAAGGTAGAAATTCTTCTTTCTGATACTAATCAAATAGTATATCCTTTAGAAAATGATGATATTCCGTATGTTTCTGAAGAAATTGATAATGGATCAAAAGTTGTATCATTAGAAAATTTTTCTGATTTTAATCCTAATAATAATCAAGATTATAAGTTAAGAAGAAAACTTAATAAAGCAAATGCTTCATCATCTTCAGCTCAATTAATATTTGGAAATAATAATATAATTTCAGACATTCAGAATGTTTATTTTGATGATGAGTATGGTTATATTACTTCAAATTCTTTACCATCATATCATATAAATTCAGGTACAAATGCAAAATTCCCTTATTTGAAGGAAATAGATATAAATCTAAAAAAAAGTGTTATAAATCTTTCTTCTGGTATTGGACAGTTATCTGATCTTAATTCTGATGAAGAGTATTCATCAATTATATTTGATGAAGATATACCTTTTATTACTGGAGATAGAATCTATTATGAACCAAGTGCAAACTCTTTAGTTGGATTGGAAACTGGTACATATTCTGTTGAAAAAATAGATGCAACTAAAATCAAAATATATGGAAGTAATAGTGGAATTGGTGGAACTAGTAGATTTATTACATTTACAGCACCTGCTACTAATGATGGAACACATACTTTCACTTTATACGAACACAAGGATAAATTAATTGGAGATCAAAAATTATTCAAAAAATTCCCATTAAAATCAAAAATTAATATTGGAAGTGCCACCACCACTAATACTGGTGGTATAGGAGTTTTAATTAATGGTGTAGAAATATCCAATTATAAATCTAAAAATAAAGTATATTACGGAAATTTAACTGGTGTTGATGTATTAAATGGTGGAGAAAATTTTGATGTAATAAATTTACCAAAATTAACCATTTCAAATCCAAATCCAATTAGTGGTTCTGGTACAACCGCATTAATTCAACCAGTTTTAAGTGGAAATATTCAAAATATATTTGTAGATCAGCAAGATTTTGATATTGAAAGAATTATTTCTATTGGAGTAACTGGAGGTAATGGATCAGGGTGTTTATTAGAACCCATTCTCACAAAAAGGTTTAGAGAGGTTTCATTTAATGCAAGAACTGGTATTAATACAGTTTTAAATACTGTTTTATTTGAGAATGATCATAGATTTGTCAGTGGTCAAAATGTAATATATGATTCTAATTTTAATAATGGAATTGGATATGGTAATACTACATTAATGAATAATGCAACATATATTGCACAAAAAATAAACAACAAAACAATTAAATTATATAATAATTCTTCTGATTATTCTTCCGGAACAAACCCTATAGATTTCAATGGTGAAAATTTATCTGGTACTCATGGATTTAAAGTTGGACCGAAAAATACATTATCATCTATTAATATATTAAATCCTGGTGAAAATTATACTAATCGTAAATTAATAGTTAAACCTACAGGTATTTCTACTATATTTGATACAATTACTTTTCCAAATCATGGATTTGAAAGTGGAGAATTGATTGAATATTCTGGTAATATTAGTGGATTAACAACTCATTCCCAATATTATACAATAAAAAAAGATAGTGATTCGTTTAGATTGGCAAATGCGTGGACGGTTGGTAGTGTATATGAAGATCATAAATTAAAATTATTGAATGGTGAATTGGGACGTAATATTACCAAATTTAATAATAGTCCAGAATTGATTAATAATGGTGAGTTTTCTAATGCTGATGGATGGACTGTAGGAACTGGTTGGTCTATTTCAGCAGGTATAGCTACTCATACTGGTTCTGCTGCTGGATATCTTACTAGCACACCTTTAACCCCCTTTATAGAGGGTAAATGGTATATATTAACTGCTGATGTAATTAGTGGTGTAAGTTTTCCATACCAAGCTGGATTTGGTGTAGTTAATCATCATGAGAAAGGATATGAACAAGGTACTGGTTCTCAATTCGTTGATGTTTATACTGAAAAGGTAGGAAATAAATTAATTGCTTTGTGGAGACAAAGTAGTATTAATCTTAATTCTGTAAACCTATATTCTTCTGGTGGTAACAATAATCCTAGTATTGATAATGTATCAATTAGAGAAGTAACAACATTTGCAAAAACAACAACTAATTATACAAGAAAAAAATACGTTTCATTAACATCTACTGGAACAGGATATCAAGAATTTAGTTACCCTAAAATCGAAGCATCTGTTTCATTTGTATCTGTAGGTATTGGTACAACCTCTGCTGTTAGTACAATAGAAATAACTCCTACGGTAAGAGGAAGTATAAAACAAGTTTATTTGTATGAACAAGGAACTGGATACGGATCAACTATTATTGATTTTGAAAAGAAACCTGTAATTAGTTTATCCAATGGTCAAGGTGCTAATATTAATCCAATTATAGTTAATGGGAAAATAAATTCAATTAACTTACAATATGGTGGAAAAGATTATTTTACAGAACCAGATTTAAGTATAATTGATCCTACTAATGTTGGTAATGGTGCAAAACTTAGACCTGTTATTGAAGATGGTAAGATTGTAGATGTTAAAATTAGCAATCCAGGAATAGGATATTCAACTTCATCATACATTATTATTAAACCTTTAGGATCTGGTGAAATTTTAAATTCTCACGTTAGATCATTTACTATAGATAAAAATAAAAAATTAGGTAAAAATCTTTTAGTTGGTGGAAAAAATAAATTAAAATATAGTGTATGTGGTTATAGTACAGATTTCTTAGATAGTAAGAAAGGTGTTTCAGATATAATAGGATGGGCATATGATGGAAATCCAATATATGGACCAATTGGTTATAAAAATAGTGATAAAACTGGTGATATAGTTACACTACAATCTGGGTATGGTAATTTAAAATTTATTGATAGTGATAGAGAATCATTAGGAACGATTTCACCATTTACACTTGGATATTTTATAGAAGATCAACAATATGATAATTCTGGAGATTTGGATGAATTTAATGGAAGATATGAAATAAATCAAGATTTCCCAAATGGTGTATACGCATACCATGCATTAGTTGATAGTAAGGATAATCCAGTATTTCCATATTTTATTGGAAATAAGTATAGATCAACTCCTATTGAAGATAATTTTTTAGATATAGATCAATCTTTTGATTTTAATAGCTCAGATTTAGTCAGAAATACATTCCCATATAAAGTAGATGATCAATATGCTGACAATGATTTCTTAGTAGAAACAAATGAAATTGTTGATCAAAGGATAGAAGTTGAATCTGTATCTAGAGGATCTGTTGATGGTTTTGATATAGTAAGTGCTGGATCTTCCTTTAAGGTAAATGATCAATTAAAATTTGATAATACAGGTACTTTTGGTGAGGGATTGAATGTATCTGTAAAATCTTTAGATGGAGTACCAATTGAGTCTATAAAAACTTCTACAGAAGAATATGATGATTCTATTTTAACTTGGTTTGATGATAAAATTAAAGTTTCCATTTTGCCAAGTCATAATTTATATAATAATGACTATGTGGTTTTATCTGGATTAACTACAGATATAAACAGATTAAATTCATCTTATAAAATAGGATTTACTTCACATTCAACTAGAACTGCAAATGATATACCAGTAGCTGCTGATACAACAGTCAATAGTGGAATTGCAACCGATATATTTGTTTATAATATTCCAGATTCTGTTTCAGTTGGAAGTAATATTTCTGCAGGAACGGAAACTTTAGAAATTTTACAGATATTTAGAAATCAGAATATACTTAGAGTTTCTAGAGGATCTACTGGAGTTGCTCATACTGCAGGTAGTTTAATATCATATAATCCGGATTCCTTTACTGTACCAAATAATAATATAGAATATTTTAGTTCTAAATTGAATGATAAGGTATACTTTAATCCTTTATACAGTGTTGGTATTGGAACAACTGCAGGATCATCAATATCTACTTCATTCTTATTTGCTGGTAACACTATTACTAGGAATATTTTAACAAAGAGAATTTATTTGGAAAATCATCCATTTATTGATAACCAAAAAATTAATTTAACAGTACCAGTTGGATTTGGAAATATTTCTATTTCCACAGAATCTGATTCACCCACATTTATTTTACCAACAACTGTATATGCTGTTAAAACAAGTCATAATACAATAGGTATAAAGACTGGAATAGGTACGACTGGTGGAAATGAAGTATATTTCCGTTCCATTTCTGGTATTGCAAACAATGACTTATATTCTTTTGAGAGTGTTTTTGATCAAGTTAGTGGTAAAATTGAAAGAATTAAATCTTTAGTCTCTACTTCTTCAACACATGGTTTGGTGGACGGAGATATTATTTCATTAAATATAAAACCAAATCTTTATAGTGGTATTGGTACTAATAGTTCCTCCGTAAGTGTTGTAAGACAGAGTGATACTGGATTTATTATAATAGATCCAATACCATTTACTAGTGGATCAGTTAAAAATAATAAGTTGGGATTGGGTAATCATGGATTTAAAACTGGTGATAAGGTATTTTATGATGGAGATGCTACTGGATTGTCAACTGGATATTATTATGTTTATAAAGAAGATGATGATTTTATTAAATTGGGTGATACTTATGTAGATGTTACTTCATATAATCCAACATATAAATCAATTACCGAAACAACAGGTGGATCTAATCAAAAAATATACAAAGTTAATCCACAAATTGAAGTTTTCAAAAATAACAATTTAGTTTTTGATGTTTCGGATAGTTCATTATCTGGATATGATTTAAAGTTCTATTATGATAGTGACTTTAAAAATGAATTTAATAGTGTTGGTTTATCAACACAATTAAATGTTGTTAGTACAGGATCTACAGTAACCATTTCTTATGGTAGCAGTCTACCAATTAAATTGTATTATAATTTGGAACAAAATAGTTCTGGATATATTAGTACATCAGATACTGATGTTAATAATCATTCTGAAATTATATTTGTTGATAGTTTATATAATAATGATCATGTTATAAGTGGTGTAGGAACAACGTCATTTAGTTTATATTTAAAAGAAAATCCCGAAAGAATATCATATGGACAAACAGAATGTGATACTTTAAAATATAGTACAAGATCATTATCTGCTATTGGTCCTATTGATAAATTATCAATACTTTCAAGTGGAACAGGATATAAATCATTACCATCTTATGTTGGATCTTCATCTACTATATCTAAAGATGCTCTAATTATCCCAAAATCTACTTCTATCGGCAATATTGATAAAATAAGATTTATTAATGAGGGTTTTGAATACTCTTCAGATAAAACATTACAACCACAAGCATCTATATCCCCAATTATTATTCTTGAAAATGCAAATACAATAGGATTTGTTACTGTTACTTCTGGTGGTTCGGGATATATTGTGCCACCAGATATTATAATTCTTGACACTAATACTGGAAATAAAATAGATAGTGGATATCTAGAGGCAGAGTTAAATGCCAATAGTATTGGTAAAATTAATATACAAGAATCTCCATCAGGAATTCCTGAACTGGGGACTAAATTAATTGCAATTAATAATACAAATGGTATTAGTGTTGAACAAGTTATCAAAACTGCTGTTGGTACTGCATTTACTTGCCAAATAACAACACCAACTCTTAATTTTTCAGTTCCTCCATTTAAAATTGGAGATGAAGTTTTTGTAGAAGGAATTCAATCAGTTGATGGTGATGATGGAACAGGATTTAATTCTGAAGATTATGGATATGAATTCTTCAAAGTTGTAGATATTCCTAGTATAAATCCATTTAAAATTAAATTGGATCTTGTTGGGTTGACTACAAATGTAGGAGTAGCTAAGACAATCCAAGATTCCTATGGAACTGTTATTAATAAAAACAATTATCCATCATTTGATGTTTATACTAGAAATTCAGAATTTGCTCCAGGTGAAAGAATAATTTCTAATGATACTGAAAGGGATTTATTTGTGGTATCATATTCTAATAATATATTAAAAGTTAAAGGATCATATTCATTATCTGTTGGTGAAGAATTTGTTGGTAAAATAACAAGGAATACTGGTAAGGTAACAAGAATTAAAGAAAATATTGGTGTATATAAAGTAGATTTAACTGTTAAAAAGGATATTGGTTGGTTTGATGATATTGGAAAATTGAGTATTGATAGTCAAGTTACATCAAATAATGATTATTATCAAAATTTATCATATTCAATTAAAAGTCCAATTCAATGGAATGAATTGCAGTCACCTGTAAATAATATTCTTCATCCTAGTGGAATGAAGAATTTCTCTGATACTGGAATTACTTCTACAGCGTCTGTTGGTATTGGATCATCATCTGTTACAACATTAGTTTATGATGTAATTGAGGAAGTTAATGTTGATACGATAAAGGATCTGGATTTAGCTAGAGATACTGACTTTTTAGAAACTGATTCGAAATATGTTGAGTTTAAAACTATAAGATTAACTGATTATATCGAATGTAAGACTAATAATGTTTTAACAATTGATTCTATCGATAAACAATTTTCTAATTTGGAAGGAGAACCTAGTCAGTATTTAAATATTCTAGAATTTACTTCAAATAATGTTTATGATAATTATATTATTAAAATTATTAGTAATGGAAACCCAACAGTTCAATTACAATTATCAGAAATAATTGTAATGAGTATTCCTGATGAGGTATCATCTACAAATAAATTTGGAATTTCTAATCTATTATTCAATAAAACTGAATTAATTAATTCTGGGATTGGATTTACTACTTATCTTGAAGATGAAATTGGTAATTTTGCAATTGTTGATGATAAAGGAATTTCATATTTGAGATTTATTCCAAATGATCCTTTTAATATTGATTATGATTTAAAAATTATTAAGAGTTCTTATAATACATCATTATCTGGTGTTGGAACTAATTCAATTGGACCAATTGATTTAACATCAGGAATTTATAATGTAGATGCATCATCAACATCTACAATTATAAGTGTAGAAGCTGATAAAATTGGATCATTACTTGTAAACAGTCAAGTTATTGATAATGTAACTAATAATATTAATTTTGTAGAATCTTACATAACACATGATGGAACTGATACATATGTATCTGAATATTTTGTTGATAGTACTTTAAGTAATGATGGTCAAATTGGTAATTTCTCAGCAAATCTTTCTGATAATACATTTTCATTATCATATACATCATCTACAAATCCTGTTAAAATTAAATCTAAAATTGTTGGATTTGGAACAACAGGAATAACAAATGGTGAATTTAGATTTAAAGCACCATTACAAGATGATGGTGGTGAAAGATCTTTGATATATCAAGGAATATCTACTTCCGGTGTAGGAACAACTACAATTATAGGATTATCTACTAATCTTTTTGATGGATTTAACTCCATAGTTCAAGTTAGTGCTGGATCTTCTAAAGCTATTCATAATTTAATAGGTGTCCAAGAAGGAACAGATTTATATTTACAGCAGTCTCATTATCTCTCTATTGGTGATGATGATCAACCAACTGGATTGGGAACATTTGGATTATCTTATAATGGTTCCAATTTTGATTTAAAATTCTATCCTGATGATATGACTGCTGATACCTCATTAGTATCTTTCAATCAATCATTATACACTTTAATGGATGCTGACAATACCTATGGTGATTATACTTACGGTAGAGTTACTGATAGTATGAATGTTATCTTATATAATGCTATTAATGGAAATAGAATTAATAGAACAGATTTTAATGTAAACCATAATTCAATTCCAATTTTCTCAAAATCATTTAATCCCTCAAGTACTGAAATATTAGATTTAAATACTGGTTCATTTACGATTAAAGATCACTTCTTTAGAACTGGAGAAGAATTAATTTATACACCAGATTCAACATTTGCTGGTGTTGGTGCAACACCCATGATGTATGAGAGTAATAGTACTGGTATTGGTACTTTATCTTCATCAGTTTTTGCTATTAGGAAGACTGATGATACTTTTGAAATAGCAACAACAAGAGCATTAGCTAATGCAGGAACTAGTGTTACATTTACATCTGTTGGAGAAGGTAATGCTCATAGATTTAGTATGTCAAAGAGAAATGAAAAAACTATTGTAACTATTGATGGTATTACACAATATCCATTACTACCAACTAGTGTATCCCATACTTTAGAATATAATGAAGGTGGTCAAATTTCAGCATCATCTACAATATTTTCATTAAGTGGTATAGCAACAGTAAATATTGGTAATGTTTTAAAAATTGATGATGAATATTTTGGTATAACAAATGTTGGTCTTGGAACAACTACTGTAGGACCTATTACTCCAGGTATTGGAACATATCCTATTGTCAATGTTGAAAGAGGTTTTGTTGGTAGTATTGCAACAACACATACAAATAGCACTGCAGCAAAATTATTTAGAGGGAATTTTAATATTGTTGATAGTACAATTCATTTTACTGATGCACCTAGAGGTAATCCACAAGGACAAGAACAACTTACTGGATTGCCATTTGTTAGATCCAAGTTTACTGGAAGAGTATTTTTAAGAGATGACTATTCATCAAATATAATATATGATGATTTTTCTGATCAATTTACTGGATTAAAAACTGATTTCATATTAACCGTTGGTGGTGCAAATACTGTTGGTATTGGAACAAGTGGTGGTAATGGAATGTTGTTTATAAACAGTATTTTCCAAACTCCAACTACTGATAACAATCCAACCAATAATTTTAAAATTATTGAAGATGCTTCTGCTGGAGTTTCTACTGTTATTTTCAGTGGTATTACATCTACTGATGGATCACTTGTAGAATCTGATTTTGATATTAATCAAAATCAGCTACCAAGAGGTGGAGTTATTATTTCATTAGGATCTACTCCTGGTTTGGGGTATGCACCTCTTATTGGTGCAAATGTAAATGCTATTGTTGATGGTACAGGATCTATAACAGGAGTTGTTGGTGTAGGTACTACTGGAAGTTCTTTAAGTATATCTACTGCTTCTTATGACAACATTACAGGTATAATGACAATTACAACTTCAACTCCTCATGATTTGGTATTTGGTGACAAATCAACAACTGAAGTTAGATTAGTTGGATTGGAATTTACTTGTAGTAGTTCTTATGCTGGTGTGACTACCACAATTTTCCCAGAAACTGATAATAATACATATTCAGTTATAGGTGTCCCATCATTGGATAGTCTTGTGATGAATGTTGGAGTTAGTACTATTGTGCATGGTTATATGGGACAAGGTAAAGCCTTTGCTTTCTATGGTGATTTGAATTTTGGATCTGGATATAATAATATTGTTTCTATTGGTGTTACTGTTAAAGATGAAGGATATGAACATAAGTACGTTAGTCATGTAAATGATAGTATTACAGTAAATGCAAATAGTATTGGTGTTGATAGTAAAATTAATCCTACTGATGTAACTTATGATCCAGTAACTGGAAAATTGGTATTAACAAATTTAAGTCATAATAAGATTACTTATACAGAACATAAAGCTGGTGCTGGTTCAACATATAATGGATCTGTTGGTATAATGACAGTTGCTCTTACTGCAGTTCCATCTCAGGCATTGGCAGATGACCAATTAGTTTTAATTGAAGATGAGTCTTTCGTGTTTACTTGCGGAAAGGATGATCATGCTACAGAACATAAGTATCCAAGACCTTCTGATCCTATAAGTGGTAAATGGGTTCCAATTTCTAATGTAACTGGTGGTGATACATTTGAAATTAATGTTCTTAATGTAGTTCCATCAACAAATACATCTGAACATTTATTTGTATCTGCAAATTCAAATGGAATAAAAAGATCTAGAAATACAATATCAATTCCAGATAATGCATTTACATTTACTTGTTCTAAAGATTATCATATTACAGAACATACATATCCTCGTTCAACTGATCCCATATCTGTTGGTGGCGGATCAACAATAATATCGGAAGCCACATCAAATTCTATTACAATAAATGTTGGAAAAAATATTGGAACTGGTGCAGTAATTACTGCAAATCCTGTAGGATTTAATACTCATGAATTTGTTTCTGCAACTTCAGATTCACTTGAAATTATAAATTGTGTAGATAATCCTTCATTAAATGGAACTAATTTACAACCTACAACAGGAACTCTATACAATCCTCAAACTGGTCTTCTCACTGTATATGTGTCTAGTCATGGTATAAGAGAGAATGATACAGTTAAATTTAAAGATAATAGTGTAATATTTAGATGTGCTCAAGATAATTATCAAACTGATCACGCATATCCAAGATCTACTGATCCCGCTTCTAATATTAATGTATCTCTTGGATCCACAACTATTAATACCTTTATACTTGATGTTGGTACATCTACTTATGGTAGTGGAGGATCATTAGAATATAAAATTACTAATGGTGGTACAAATTATAAGAGACCAAAAATATATACATCTTCACCATCTTACGACAATCTTCAAGTTAGAGGTATTTCTAGATTAGGTATTGGTGATACAACTGATACTGGTGTTGGTCTTTTAGTTGATGTTGAAGTTACTCCTGCTATTGAGCAAAATGAATTCTTTACTCATATGTTTGTGAGTGCGGATGATAATTGTATTTTAACTGGAGGTACCGATTTAACTCCTAATGATGTTGATTATGATCCAGAAACAGGAATATTAACTCTAGGATTTGCTAGTCCTCATAATTTATCTAATAGTGATAATATACAAATTGCTGCTAATAGCATAAGTTTCAAATGTTCTAAAGATGATTATATTACTGTTCATGAATATCCACGAACAACTGATCCTGCTTATAATACTAATTTGAGTGTTACTGTATCCAGCACAACAGTATTTACAGTATCTGTTGGAAAACAATTTACAGGTCCTGTTGGTTTGGGTTCTGAATTATTCCAAGTATCTGATTTTAAAGTTTCTAGAAATGGATATTCATTCCTGACAGGAGATGTTTTTGAACCTGTTGGTTTGGTTACTGATAGAAGACTAAGTTCGGTATTATCCAAATTTCAAATAGAATCAACTCAAGTATATTCTGATCTAGTTGCAGTTTTCCAATTTGGTGAGTTAGATTACATAGATTCAATAAAGAAATATCAAGATGGATCAAGAACTAGATTCCCATTATTCTATAATGGAGACTTAGTTAGTGTTGAAGATGCTGATGATTTTGACACCAATCTCTCTAGTGTAATGGTTGTTATGAGAAATGGTGTTCTTCAAGAACCAGAGGAGGCATATTACTTTATAGGTGGAACTTCTATAAACTTCACAGTACCTCCAAGAGGAACTACTGTGGATGAAGATGGAAATGAAAGATCTGGAGATAATATAGCAATATTCTTCTATAAAGGAACCGATAATACAGATTCTGCAATTGTTTCACCTACTAAGAGTGGTTTAGAAACGGGAGATATAATACAATTACGTCAAAATCCTATAGAGGACAATTCTATTGAGCAGGAAGAAAGGACTATTCATGCAATAACACAATCTGATACAGTATCAACTAATATTTACAGAGGACCTGGAATAATTACTGCTACTCAGAATGTTTATAAACCACTTGCTTTCACTAAACAAAAGCAAGATCTTATTCTTGATAGTGAAATTGTATATAAAACAAGACTTAAATTAGAACCTCAAATATATCCAACAGCAAAAATAATTGGTTATGCTTCAACATCTGATAATTATTTCTTTGTTGATGATGTAAGTTTATTTAATTATGAATCTGCCGCATCACCCAATTTTGGTGCACTAATAGTTTCTGGTATTGATCCAGTATCTGCTGCAGCAACTGCGACTATTGATAGTGGAACAGGTCAAGTAACAGGGTTTACTGTCAATCCTGTAGGTTCTGGATATACTACATCAGCAACTGTTTCCATTACTGCACCTCCAATTATACTTGATGATCAATTGGTTGGTGTTGGAATAACTGCTACAGCAACAGCAACAGTATCTGGAGGATCTATTAGTGGTATTACATTGACCAATCCAGGTCTTGGTTATACAATACCACCAAATGTATTAATATCTGTTCCTGAACCAGTTTATGAGAATGTTACAACTGCACCAGCAGCTAGTCTTACTATACAAGGAAATTCTGGAATTGTTACTGGTATTACCACTACAATGTTTGGTTCTGATTTAGCAATTGAGATAACTGGTATTACTACTGAAGGTCCATCATTCCCATTAATGGTTGTTGGAAATCCTTTATATGTTTATGACACTGAAGTTGGACATGGATTAACTTCTATGGATACTACAGGAACTATAGAAGTTGGTATAGGAACTACATTTGCAGATAATATTTACACGATTGCTGCATTCCATCAAACTGGTGTTGCTCCAAATGAAGTTACTGGAATTATTACATGTATTATTAAGTCAGATACAAATACTTCTGGACTTCATACTATGGGAATAGGAACAATGCCAGTTGGTA